CGAAGCATCCGTCCACGCATAAGCACCATCAAGTGATACAGAAAAATCTCTTAATCCTTCTAAGACCTCCTTCCATCCACTACTTTCTTTGTTTGTAATTTCTCTTACTGAATGGTTTACATTCAGCGTTCCGTTTTGTGCAAAAGCTACTAAAATATTAGTTGAGCTATCATACACTTTTATGTCAGTTCCATTTAAAATTGCCATTGTTATTTATTTTTTTAAAATTAATTAATTAGTTTCTTCTATGTTTTCTTTTTCTACCTTCTTCTTATCTTCTTTTTCTACCTTTTTCTTTTTTTCCTTCTTTGCTTTAGGTGCCACTATGTGTTCACCGTCTATAAGTTCTTTTAATTCATTTTCCCGAGTTATAATTACAAAGGTACCCGCAGTGATAATTTTACCACCGTGCCTTTTGCTTTTCCAGTCTTTTAATAGTCTATATCTTTTTTCCATGTCTTTTTTTTTAATATGTTAAAATTTATGATTGAGTAGTGATCTCACGAACCTCGAATTGTAATCGGGTTCTATATGCACCAGTTTTGCCCGAATCGGGGTCAAACTCATCATTTATATTTATATAATTAATACTTTGTAGTTTTATTCCGTTATAAGTGGTGGCTGGATAAGAGGGTGTTCTGTTTAAAGCCCCTCTAATAGCCCTAGAGATACTACTTAAAGTTGCATAATCTTCAGCGTATCCCATCACCTCTAATCTATAAACCCTTATATAGCAAGTATCCAAACCATCTTTAGTTTGAACAGGGTTATCTTGTGTTATATCATATATTACAAAAGGAAACGCTTGTGTAGTTTTGGCTACTACAGGAAACACACGCCCCACCCCTATCACGGTTGTAAGTGTAGAATCTTCACTTAAAATAGTATATATTGCCTTAGATACGGTCATCTCCCTAATAATCCAAATTGTTTAGTTCTTTTAGCCCACCTTTTAGTTTCCCTTAAAAAAATTTTTTCAGCATCCCTCATGCTATTTTGTAGCACCATATTTTTTTTACTTTCAAAAGCAGGTAACATAAACTTTTTACCCGCATACTCATTAGCTTTACCAAAGTGCATAACCTCATCCCCGTATTCTACGAAAGCACCGTAAAAACCTGCATTTTCATTTTTAAACCTCCCTTTTACTCGAGGTCCCACATAACCCCCTAACCATTTTTGCCGTCTTTTTCTTGTTGAAAAATAACCGATAGATTTTCTTAAAGTCCCGCTTTCGATAGTTTTTTCGCCACCTTTAAATTTAAATTTATGGGGTGCTTTACTTACAGGGGCGTTTTTTTGTGCAGCTTCTATAAAAGGTTTAGTGTTTAACCTCCAAAACTTTTGCCATGTATTTTGTTTTTTCACCCCTTTTGGTAAACCCTTAAATAAATCTGAAATTGATTTATAATTACCTATTTTTATATCTACCCGTGCACTAGCCATTTTACGCTGAAGTATTATCTTTTTCTATTGTTTTAATTTCAAAATAATCATTTATTCTATTTTCTACTGGTCGTATATTTTGTATTATATAAAATTTACTATCATATTTTATTCTATAATCATATTCATTAAAAGTAGGTGAAGTAAATTTAGGGTCCCTAATAATAAAATAAGCGTTGCTTAAACTCACTTGTTGGTCCGCCTCATCTTCTATTTTACCACCTTTTACAAAATATTTAGCCCAGACTGTAATTAAATCCGCCCATGATTGAGTACCTCCACCATAATCGTTATTTTGAGTATAGGTACCCTCTTGTATTACTATACGTCTATCTAAATCACCTATAGTTAACATACTTGTACTTTATATTGGTCTAATAAATATTCGGCAGACTTGGGTAGCTCGGTAGCGATTCTACCCACTACAACCTCTTGCCTATTTTCATACCAATTACCAACCATTAATAAAACTGCCTGTTTTATACCTTGTGGCACATCACTTGCAGCCGTGCCATATCCACACACATAACTAACTTTTATAGCTGATTTACGGTCTGCTAAGTCTGGGTAGCTTTTTTCTTGTTGTAAAAATATTCGGGCTGGTTGGTGTACTTTATCTACCACATAGTTAGCCCCATCCCATACAGAATAAACAGTAGGGGTGTCGGTGGTGTAATACTCTATAGTGTCAGAAGAAAAAACAGGGGATTTATATAAAAACTCGGTTTCTTCCCATGTATCACAATCCATTCTTAATGAGTGGTTTATAAAAAATCGGTTTGTATAGTTTTGAGCCGCTTGTGTAGCCGCCACACATAAGTTTCCTATCAGTGTATCGTCATCTGAATTATCTACCCTTAAATGCGTTTTTGCTTCACTGGTAGAAATTACACTTATATCTTCTGGGTATGCAGTTACTTTAAAACTTTTAGCCATTTTTTACTGTTTTTTACAATTTAAGATAATATTTTTTATCTCTTTTTTCTTGGTTTTTTCTTTTTAATAAAAAGGGTGGAAAAAAGGGCAAAATACCCAATTTTCCAACCTTTAAAAATGTTAAATTATGCTTCAATTAAGTTAGCGAAAGCTGTAGAGTTTTGTACAGCATCACCATCTACAAGTGAAGTAACGATCATTCTTGGCTCACCAGTAGCACCTCCAGTATAAGGATCAAATAATATATCTAAACCTCCAAACTGTGCAATATGTACTTTAGAGAAATCACCAAATAAAACGAACGCTTTAGTTGACGCAGAAGTTCCGTCAGCACCTACATTAGATGACATAAATGAGTAGTACCCATTAACCTCTTTAGTTCTATTGTCATAAGAAGGGCTAACATTAGAAACTTGAGCAGCAGTTTTAATAGCAGCATAAGCCGTGCTATTCATTAAGTAAGCCATTCGAGCACCTTCTAATTTAGTCCCATTATCTAAACAAGTAGTTTCAAGTGTAATTGCAGTAGAACCGCTAAAAGCAGCAGTAGAAGCAGCAGCAGCATCAGTAAATATACTTGCTGGTGCATTAGTTACATCAGAACCTCCATTTAATAAAGCGTTTTCTAAAGTTGCAGCAATAGAACCAGCCATATTTCTTCTTAAAGCAGCTTCTAAAGAAGCGTTTTGCATAAGAGCTTCATTCGATACGTTAACAACTGAAATTAGTTTTTTCGGTGATAAAGTAAGTGAAGAAGCGGTACCATTAGCAGCCGCAGCCGTTCCACCACTTTCTGGCATAAATGCAGAATTAACCGCAGAAATTACAGGAAACTTCATGTTGTTAACACCAGAATAAAAGTTAGCACCAGCCGAAGCTAAAACTAAATTTGCTTCTAATTGGTCAGTAAATGACATTACTTCTGTAGCATTAACCGCAGAAGCTCCTACTTGAGCTCTTGTTTCTAATACACAAGAAGGAATCGCTAAACCTCTAAATGTTTGACCTGTATATACCGATTGGCTTCTAGCTTCTTGGTCCATCTCTTTAACCAAACCAGATACTTCACCAGTATATGCCGAACGCATTGCATCTTGAAAAGAGTAATCTCTTACTTCTTTACTATCTTTAATATTATCGTTTACTTTCACACCAGCTACTAAAGCAGAATCTCGTATAGATTTTTCTACTTTTTCAGCTCTTGTGATTTTCTTATCTAATACATCAACTTCTTCTAAAACAGAATCCATCTCAGTATTTTCTTCTGTCGTTAAATCTCTTTCTTCATTAGTAGCTACTTCTTTCATAACTTCTAATTTTGAAATCAAATCCGAACGCATTTCTTTTAATTCAATACTATTTTTCATTTCATTTAAATTTTTATTATTAATTACTTATTATTTATTATTTTCTTTTTGCTATTTCAATTTTTAGTTTTGCAAGTGACCGCTTTACTAAAAACTCATCTTCTTTTTCAAGTTCTTTTTTATCTTTATACACTTGCAAACCTCTTTTAGCCACAAGTAATTCACTTTCAGCTAAAGCGTATGCAGGATATGTCACACTAGAGATATCGTAAAGTGTATCGATTTTAGTGATAGTCCTAATATCTCTACCTTCATGATCGGTGGTCCACTCATCCGCCCCCACCGTAAAAGCAAATGAAGATTGACTTATGTTACCATTACGCAAGTTTTCAGCTAAATCTTTACCATAAGTAGTGTTTGGTATATCAAATTCATACCTTAATCCTTTTGCATCAGCTTGTAATTTTAAAGTACCTGTAGTGCTTCTAGCAAGTATTAAGTTTGCATCGTGATTAATTAACGCCCTTACATCTGATTTAGCTATAAGTTCTTCAGTAAAAGCCCCTTCTTGTATATATTCATAAAAGCCACCTAAATCTTCACTTCTACTATTATATAATGAAGCATGACCTATTACGGTCATTTTTTCATTTTCTTCTTCTACTCTTGTTTCTATATTGTAAATTCTTTTTTCCATAGTAATATTATTATATTTTTTATCCCATATATTGGTTATATTTTTGTCCTCTATAATTTTTTCTTTTTCTTCGATATCAGTAGTTTTAAGGTTTAGCTCACACACACCCTCATCACAATTATTTTCACACTCATCACAATTATCAGTTTCTTCTACTTCTTCGGTTATCATAAATTCTAAAGCTTCAGCATGAGTAGAAAAAGGCATAAAATATTCCGTGCCATCAATTAAATGAGTATGGCTACCCGATCCACCCATTTCTTCAGCATAAGCTTCGGCTTCTTCTTCAGTTGTATATAAAGGTAATTCAATACCATCAGTAATTAAAGTACCTATAATATCTCGATAATAGTCTTTATTATCTTCTTCAGCTTCCGCTTGTGTATTGTATTTACAATCCCCGTAGGTTCCCCACTTCCATTTTCCGTTATCACATTGTTTAGCTGGTGCCATCCTCTCCTATTTTTTGTATTGTTGTCATGTTTAGTTGGGTTACGTGCTTATCCCCATCTTCTATTTTATTCATATCCTCCTTTGCACGTATCTCATTAATACTCATTACTCCACTTTGTATCATTTTACTATAAAACTCACTTCTATCTTTTATATTCCCTCTTAATAAACCGTTGACATTAAATTTTACATATTTTTTTCCTATCTCGGTTCTACGGAATAACTTAATATTCATTTCAAGTTCAATTCTGGTTAAATAAGGCATTAAAGAATAACTTACAAATTCTTGGCTTTGCATTTCGATATTATTAAAGCTCGATTTAGTTAAGTCTTTTAGAAGGTGCGGTGGAAGGTTAAAGATACGAGCCACTTCTTCAATAGAAAATTGCCTTGAGCTCAACCATTGTGCTTGGTCTGGAGCTATTTGAATTGGCTTGTATTTTAAACCCTCCTCTAATACTGCGGTTTGGTTTGCACCTTTGAGTTTAGAGTAGTTATTATTAAAGCTATCTCTTAATCTATCAATAGCTTCAGTAGATAAAGTCCTATCAGATTCTAACACTCCAGAAAGTTTAGCCCCATTTTCAAAAAAGCTTTTACCGTATTTTTCCAAATCTAACCCCCACGTGATTGCATTCTTACATTGTTCTATCGGTGATAAACCTGTATAACCATTCCTATCGGTAATTAGTTTGAAGTGCATTGTTTCTTCAGAAGATAAAACCTCTTTTGTATTATCATTATGGTAGAACAAAGTATCGTCTTTAAAAATTATAGACATATTACTATAATCTAAAGGTCTTAATTCTACTGGTCTGGCGTTTCTATTACGAATAATTTGAACATAGCTGTTTCCATCTATTAACAAATCCACCATTATTTTTTCTATAAAAGTTACTTTGTTTTGATAACCATTCGGCTTGTATTTAAGTAAGTACGAAATCGGGTCATCCGATAACTCAATTTTATCCCCATTTTTTTCTTTAGAAAACACACCTATAGGTAACGTAGAGCCT